CAGGGAAACCATTCTCAGAACCAACCTCGATATCGATGATAGCAATATTAATGTGTTGAATGTCCCAATCAATTAGACCTTTGAATTCATCTGCAATAAAAGAATATTCATATCGGTCGTTACCATAGATTTTGAAATTCTCTACGCCATCATATCGTTTGACAAAATCTTTTGCATCACGGATGTCAGCCAATTTTATAGGCTCAAGATTTTCACCAAACAAAGTTTTCCACTCGGATGGTTTCTTAGATGGCAAAAACAAAGTAGGCGAGTATTGTATTTTTAACTTTACTCGCCTACCGTTCTTGACACCTCTAAAAAGAATATTGTTGCCTTGAACGGCAACATTGGTGTAGTATTTACTCATTCAATAATTGTATCATACTTTAGGAATTACAGAGGCAATTTGAATACCACTACCAAATACTTTATTGTATTGATTTTCTAATTCTCTGGATGGAGTTGTAATGCAAAGAACATTGTCCATGGTGATTTTAATACCAGTATTGAATTCTTCACAGTATTCTAAGAATGGTGCAAATGCCATCATGGGACCTTCTTTGGTTGGTTGCATGATAACTTGAACAGGTTCTTTCAGAACCAATTCATCATTTTTGGTACAGTCCACTTCTGCGAGAATCGTATGATTCGTTTTGAATGTCACGAGCTTTATAGTCATGTAGTTTAATCTCTATTACCGAATTTATCGGTTGTTTAATTGAAAAATCTACGGCCTCTCCAAGAGTTTCAAACTCTTTGAAAGCCACAGATGATGAGCAGTTAAGGTAGTAACAGACTCTATACATTTACCCTAGTCTCCGCAGGTAATACACCAATCGTTACCCAACGCTTGGGGAAAAGCATTTCACGACCACGATAGTCACGAATGTCTGCGGTTGGATCTTGCATCCAACCAATCACTTCAACATTGTTGTCGATTTCACGCAAATACAAATCGTACCTTTCTGCACGGGGCAGTTTGTGTTCGATGGCGATTCTCTTTGCGATTTCACGGGTGTTCATATTTTATCCTCAAAAAATGTTTATAACGAAATTATACACGATAATGTAGTAGAGTGCAATACTTTTTAGGTAAACTTGCTGAAGTCTGGTGGTTGCCAACCTTCGGGTTTGAGAACTTTGCCGTCCTCTCTTTTAAGAACTTTACCTGTTGTTCTATCAATCTTCTTCAGGTTACTTAATGCGCCTTCATCCCACAATTGGTCACAATTCCATCCTCGGGATAACATATAACCCACAATAACCCAAATCATATCAAAACAAGCATCAATAGTTTCAACATCATCTTCGTTGATTCTCGCTTCGCAAAATTCTTCGTATTCTTCATCGATTAGTTTTCGATAAAGAACCGCTTGTTCAGGATTATTTTTTGAAATGGTTTGTCCTGCGGCAGACATAAACACCTGCACATCACGGAATACTTTAGTCATATTAAACCTTCTTAGACAATTCAGACTGATAGGTTCTATTTCTTAATTCGGAAGAACTAAACCGATGATTGCGGGAGTTGTACCAAATTTTGATACCACGGTCCTCACAAATTTGTTTACCTGTGAATTCTTTATCTTTATATTCTTCACCAATAATGCGAACACTAATAGGCAAGAACATCAATAAATCTTCTAGGTCTTTTTCAGTATCATAAACAACAATCTGGTCAATAAATTTAACGGCAGATAATTGAACATATCTTTCAACAACGGATTGAACAGGTTTGTTTTTAGTATCTGGTCTATCGATAGTTGGGTCACTTTGAACACCAACAATCAAATAGTCACAGATTGTTTTTGCTTCTGCAAGCATTAAGATATGACCTGCATGTAACAGGTCAAATGTTGAACAGGTAAAACCGACTGGTTTACCTATCATACTATCGGGTAATACTAACATAATATCTCCATTCTATAAAAGTAGTCCGGCCATCACGACCGGACTCCTATTTATTAGCGATTCATTACATACATTGTAATTTCAAAGCCATAACGCATTTCAGTTGCTACTGGTTTGGTCCACATAATTGTCTCCTTTATAAAGAAGTGGAAATATTTCCACACCTCTATATTATACTAAATGACAATAAATTTCAATACAGAAAATCATTAATTTGTTATAGTTAAATGTCTAATAACTCATAATCTTCTTTGCCAACACCACACTCAGGGCAAACAAAATCATCTGGTAAATTTTCCCATTTACCTTCTGTTTCTTCATCGTGGACATGACCACACACAATACAAATATGTTCCATTATTGCACCTCTTGTAACATTCTTTGATACGCAGTTGCATGGCGTTCTTCTACTTTCTTTAAAGCATTGAAACGCTTTTCTGCCTTTTCTAAAATAGATTGAAATTGGGCAGCATGTTCTTTTGATTCACCAATTTGGTCATTGATTTCTTTTACAAAGTTATCGATGCCCTCTAGTTTGGCTTCATCACGCATTTTTGGATACATTTCGGTGAACTCATATGTCTCACCTTCAATGGCCTTTTCCAAACATTCTTTTGTATTTGGTTTACCAATCAACAACTCAAGGTGACCCCATGCATGAAGTAACTCTTGGTCTGCTGTGTGTTCAAAGTGTTTTGCAACATCTTCGAAACCTTCTTCACGAGCAATCTTCGCAAAGTAACGATACTTGACATGTGCCATTGACTCGCCCGCCAATGCACTTTCTAAATTCTTTAATGTTATACTCATATTTTAATCCTTATAGAAAAGTATTATGAATCAATACTTATTCATAGTTTATCACTATTCTTTAATTTTGTCTAATGATTTTTTTCTATTATTGTTATCGATATTTTCAATGATAACTGCACCTGCAACCATGTCCATATTAAGTTTATCACCTATCTGCCAACCTAATTCTTCTATTAGTTCAGGAGGTAACTCTACAATGGCATCACCATTCTCACAAATTTCAACTACTTTTGCCGTGTAATTCATACTTGCTCAATTTTTATGTTACATTTTTTTAAGAAATCTAAACCTTCTGTATTCTTATAACTGTTGCGATAATATACAGAATTAATTCCTGATTGATATACTAATTTAGCACAATCAATACATGGTGCATGTGTAATGAACATAGAGGCACCATCACTTGAGTTTGTTGACTTTGCAATCTTGGCAAGTGCATTTGTTTCTGCATGAAGGACTTCTGGTTTAGTTTTTAAACCTTTTATAAACTTTTCATCTTCTTCTACTATGATTTCTTCTTCGCAGTTATTATCCCAACCAGAAGGCATACCATTGTAACCAATACCAATAATCGTATTGTCTTTAACAACAACACAACCTACCTGTAATCGTTTTGCAGTTGACAACCGAGAATATACCTCGGCTGCATCCATGTGTGCATCAACAAATTTCTGCTTCATTATGCCTCAGCAGATTCTTTTTGTTCTTTTTTATTCTTATTTGATTTGAATTGAACCGAACCAATAATCTGTGCCTCAATCATTGCGTTTTTGTATTCATTACGCCTGATTGGGTCGACTATGGTGGCCATAAACCGTTTGGTCTGTTTGGTCAGTTTGAAATTTTTATCACGCTTTACCATAATATCTCCATTTTAAAAAGTGGGGCAAAATGCCCCACCAAGTTACGCTACCTTCTTCTCTTGTAAAAGTTGAAGTTTGAAATCCTTCAAATCATTACCAATTTCAATCTTGCGTGGTTTCTTGTGTTCGGGAATAACATTCTCCAAACCAATACGCAAAATGCCATCTTTAAATTCCGCACCTTTTACTTCGATTGTGTCGGCTACTGTAATTGTCTTAGTGAAAGACCTTGTGCCAATACCTTTGTGTAGATATTGCACTTCACTTTCTTTATCTTCCTTTTCACCTTTCACAGTCAACACTCCTGCATTAACTGAAATATCGATTTCACCTTTAGAAAATCCGGCAATGGCAAGTTCTACGATGTATCGTGTATCATCCAGTTTTAGGATGTTATGTGGAGGAAAATTAGAAGCTGATTTTTGAATATCCATGGTCAATAGTTTTTCAACATCGTCAAAAAACTTGTCAAATCCCAATGTAGATTGGTATAGTGGAACGAATGAAATTCGTGTCATAAAGTTCTCCTTTTAAGCGAGTTACAAAATTGGCGACCCTTTCGGCATCGCCTTCATTATTTATATTACTTATCAGTAATCGATTGTTTTTTTACCTATATTGTATTTTGTGATAAGTTGCCATTCATCTTTTTCTTTAAATGCAATAATCTTAATTTGATGAAGTGGTGCAATATTATCTGTCAACAATGTAGGGTTTAGTATCTTTATCAATCCCCATTCTTCCAATAACTTAGCAATAGCATTTCGTCTTTGGATATCGTTTTCTGTAAGATTGGATGGTTTTCCATCCAATGCAAATAATTCTTTGAAATGCACGATATAGTATCGGCCTTGTTTGTGTAGAATGTGGCATGACTGATAAAGAACTTTTTCTTTACGGGAAGAAACACCAATGCGGGTAAGTGTTTCTCTTACCTTCAGAAA